GTCATTTTGACCTCAATCCAGATTAGCGTGCCAGTCCAATGACTGGTCACACTAACGTTCGAGGGATATTCGTAGAGATTCCCTGAAACGTTGCACTGCATTTATCGGACTCCGAAAATACACTGCCAGTATGTTTGCATCAATTTGATCAAACATACCATACTCCCTGACTGACATGTTCAGAACATGGAGTAACACTTTCGTCAGTGGGTCTCCCATAAGGATTCCCCGACGTAGTAGGATAGACCGATAACCTTCTATAGGCGTCGGTCGTCCGATCTTCGACACGACTGGGCTGTCGTGAAAGAAGATCTCTCGAGGCGAGTATACAATAGCATTGAATACCCCTCGTAAGATCCGTGGGAGTCCGCATCTGGACATCCAACGAGTAGAGATAATCCTACCTACTTCTAGGTGGAAATTATCCGTTGCTGTTTCATAGTCAGTTGACAATGCCCAGCACAATCGCGAGCGGAGAATCTTATCTCCCCTTACGAATTCTTCACCCGCAGGGGTGAAGATTGTTTCACGGAACGGAGAATTCTCCGCGTCCTTGAACACTCTCCAGGCGTGATGAGACTTCATCATCCCGGAGCTAGAACTGTCCACCTTTGTCAAAGGATAGGAACAGATCTTATTAATGACGTCTAGTACAAGTTTCGTACAGGCGTCACCTTTGGTAACGGTTCGGGATTTACCCGGTTCCTCTACCATTACGACCTTTGCCCGATTACATTCGGACAGAGGTTGTCTCAGAATCCTGTCTAGTGAAAACCAGAACAGGTATTCTCCGACGGTAAGCTCCTTCAAGGTCTTCCGTTCGGTTACCACACCGGTATCGAGGTCACGTACCTCAACCGGTATGTTCCCTGGCATTCCGATGATTTTGTTCATCGCGCCGAGGGTACCTCCGTCTTTTTGGGACTCTTCCCAACAGGCGGCGGTAGTTACCGAGATTACAGCTTTTGTTGTAAGGCCGGTAAAGGCGCTGTCCGGGATCTTTTTGATAACCGAATCAACGCACGCACCAATCACAGATTTCTCAAAATCTGTTAGAGGTGTTGGCTCCGCCGAAACAAGTCTTAGAAACTTAACTTTCGACTGGAGAGAAACGAAAATTGGGGGCTGTCCCATTGACCGTTTCTGTATTGCAAGGCTGTAAAACTGCAGCTTCGCAATCTCCGATCCTACTGAGGAAATTTCCTCGTGGAGCGGCTCAATGTACTTCAAGACCCAGGGTAGGTCAGATGTACATAAGGCGTGGTCCTTTCCTGTTTTGGTAAAGCACCACTCCTTCAGTTCACCTCGTACAGATTTTGCACGACTGTAAACTGTCTTGAACCCTAACGTTCTTTCGTCAAGGGGCTCAAGAAATTCATCCCATAAAAGGGTATGAATCAGGCACACGAAGAAGCAATCCGCTTTCTCCGGTGTCCAATACTCAGAGATGCAACTTGCGAACCTCTGGATAAACATTCCTTCCACTGTTTGTAACAGTTCGAGGAATCGTTCTGCTCGGAACTGCGAATTCGCAGTTCCAGAGTAGAATAGGTGTTTCCAGCCCTGTTTCCAGAGCGGATCACCTTGACCTTCAAGGAATCGTCTAATACGATTCCAGAAGTTCTTGATCCACTTACGAGTAAAAGCGCTCGTTTGAGGATCTCTTCGAACACTTTTGAGCCATACGCCCCAAAATGTTCTGGTCTGCAGGATGTTCATCTGCAGATCAACCGGTAAGCGGGTGAAATCTCGCCCTGTCTTCCGGTTCTTGGACTCGCACTCGGTTATATACCGTGGTAGCGGGTCCGTTAACCGCTGCATGTCCCCGTTTAATACCGGGACAGGCCGTGGTTTCTTTCCAGGTCCAATTAAGTATTGGTATCTGGTAAAGAGCTGCAGGTCATGTAACACATTGACTCTGTAGCAGGGGCGGAAGACGCCAACCGCTGGTTGGGTTTCGTCTTCAGTCTCCTCACCACTGTCGGAGTGCTCTTCCTCCCGTGGTGACATGTCGATGGTCGAGTTTGTAGCTGACCACGACTTGTTCTGAGTAGGTGGTACGTAGTCCCACTTACCAGAGGCTGAGAATCTCTCGAGAGGGATTCCCAGATCCAGAACCTCGTTTACGTAATGACGTAGTGCGGGGTTCCCAGTTCCTTTCAAAGCCATAGGCGATGGGAACTGCTTGGCTACGAAGTAGAGGTTTCTCACTTCTTGCCGAATCTCTTGTTGCTCAGAGGCATCGAAGAGATTACTCATGCGGAACCACGTCGTGAATTCCACAAGAGTCTTGAACTCTCTGGGGGGATCATCCCCCAGGATCTCAAGTTCCAATTGAGAGAGTATACTTTGTACTTCC